CAACGGTGTTAAATTCTCGATCGTCACGATTGACGAAAAAGGAATCGGCGCAGTCAATCGTTATGAGTGCGTTGTAAGGCGGGTGATTTAATGCCGAAATTCACGATTAAAGCGACCGGTGTTGAGGAAGTTTTGCGGAAGCTCGGCGCGGAAGGCGCGCGGGAACTAACGAGAGAACTCGATCAAATCGTCGAAAGACATGCGCTAAACATCGTTAATAACGCCCGACACAATGCACCGATTGACACAGGCGCGCTCAAAAATTCGATTGATATATACGAAGAAGGCGAGCTTTATCGCGTTATTGGCTCCGACCGTCCATACGCACAACGCCAGGAATACGAACACAAAACGAAAAAAGGTTATTTCCGCAAAGCGCTTTGGAACGAGCGCGAGCCGTTCCAAAAAGATGTTCAAGACGCGATTAAGCGGCTAGATAAATGACGGGAGGTGAGCGTTTGCTACACGAGCTTACCTACTCGATTATTGCGCATTTACGCGCAAACGTACCGGAATTGCGCGACGTTGTTTGGATGTACGACGGTATTTCGCTAACAGGTAAAACAAAGCCGTTTGCGACCGTCGAGCAAATGCAATCGAATACGAACGTTATTACAAAAGCGCGTGAGTATATCGAAACATACTACCGATTTCAAGTCGGTTTGTTTGCGACTAGCATTTCGGAGCGTTCGCGATTGCAAGAAAAAATTCGCGATGTGTTGTTGCAACCGAATATTACGCTATATGACACGACAAAGCCGTCGTCACCGCCAGCGATCGGCTCTTTTTATTGCGATGTTTTAGCCGTCACGCCGATGCCGGTTGAGAATCCGACCGATGAGACGAACAAACATCGCGTTTATTTTGACGTTGAAGTTTATGTTCAACGGAAAAATGGCGGAACAAATTTCGAACAATAGGGGGTCATAACGAATGGCAAAAGGCGTAGATTTCTTAATTTTCGCTGAAACAACGCCGGGAACACATACGAAATTAGCCGGTCAGCGTAACGGTACTTTGAATCGCGACCGTGAAACAATCGATGTAACCTCGAAAGACGGTGACGGTTGGGCTGACGTTGAATACGGACTCGGTTCGTGGTCAATCGAGGGTGATGGATTGCTCGTTGAAGATGACGAGGCTTTCCAAGCGCTTGAAGACGCGTTCATGAACGAGACTGTCGTCAAGGTTCGTTTTCAAACGGCGGCCGGTAACAAATACGAAGGCGACGCGCTCGTTACCTCGTTCCCAATCGAGGCGCCGTATGACGACGCGGCTACTTACTCGATTACGTTAACCGGAAAAGGAAAGCCAACGAAAGTAACAGGAACAGGCGCTTAATAACGATTATGGGCGGTGGTTAACCGCCCTTTTTCATTAACGAAAATGAACGGGAGGAAACCGAATGACAACGATTAAACTCGGCGGAAAAGAACGAGAACTAAAATTCTCTTTCGCTTCATTACGCGCTCTTGAAAACTACTACAAAAAGCCAATCGGAAAGATTTTTTCGGAAGATGTTGCGAACGAATCGCTTGAAACGTTGGTCGTAATGTTGTGGGCGTGCTTATACAAATCCGACAAGAAGCTGACGGTTGAAAAAGTCGAAGAATTAATCGACGAATCGCTAGAAAACGAAGAACTGACGTTTGAGGACTTAAAAATCGCGATGCAAGAAGCGTTCAACAACTCCGTACTAACGAAAACGAAAAAAGAGGCTGACGAAAAAAACTAGACGGCGGTTGGGACTGGGACGAACTTGAGGCGCAAGCGTTCGGGTATCTCGGTCTCAAACCGCTTGAATTTTACGAGTTGACGCCGCGCGAGTACGCAAACATGCTGCGTGGCTATGAGTTGCGGATTGAGCAACAACGGACGGAAAACGCAGTCCTAGCGTTGATGATTCGCCGAGCAATGAATGAAAAACGCGTTAGCCTTGACGCCTTGCTCGGTAAAAAATTGGCTGACGATCGAAAACAGCGACAAAACAAAGTCGTTTCGATAGATGAAAAACGGCGAACGCTCGAGGAACTTGGACGGGCGCTAGGGGTAACGAAAGGCGGTGAGAGCAAGTGAGCGGGCTTAATATATCGTTTAAGATTTCGGCGATTGACGACTTCTCGCGTGTCATGAAAGACTTGGACAATCAAATAAAAAAAGCGATAAATGCCGCAGGCGAAATCGGAAAATTCGTTTCCGGAATGGGTCTTGCAGTCGGCGCCGGACTTGGTTTTGCGGCTAAAAAAGCGATGGACTTCGAAGCGCAAATGTCGAGCGTGAAGTCAGTCATGTCGCCGGACGAAGTCGCAAAATTCGGCGACACACTCGAAAAACTCGCTATACAGATGGGCGCAAAAACGAAATACTCGGCGCTTGAAGCTGCGCAGGGTATCGAGGAATTGATAAAAGCCGGCGTAAGCGTAACCGACATCATAAACGGCGGGCTTGAAGGCGCTCTGAACCTCGCGACAGCTGGCGAGCTTGAACTCGCGGAAGCAGCGGAAATTGCATCGACGGCACTCAACGCGTTCCGGGACGATAACCTCACTGTAATTGATGCGGCGAACATTCTTGCAGGTGCAGCAAACGCTTCAGCAACGTCTGTGCGCGAAATGCAATACGGATTAGCGCAAGTGGCGTCAGTGGCTTCCGGACTCGGGATGTCGTTCAAAGATACATCGACAGCGCTAGCGGTATTCGCTCAAAACGGATTAAAGGGCAGCGACGCCGGTACTTCGCTAAAGACGATGCTTTCGAACCTGTCCCCAAAATCAAAAGCCGCCTATGAAACGATGAAAGAACTCGGAATTATTACGAAAGACGGCGCAAACGCCTTCTTCGACGCACAAGGAAACGTTAAATCATTAGCGGAAATCGCTGGCGTACTACAAAATGCGCTAAAAGGGCTAAACGCCGAGCAACGCCAACAAGTGCTATATACGATGTTCGGGTCTGACGCGATTCGTGCGGCAAATATTCTCTACAAAGAAGGCGCTAAAGGCGTCGAACAAATGTGGGCGGCAATGTCGAAAGTAACGGCCGCAGACGTCGCGGCGGAAAAGTTAAATAACGTAAAAGGTCAAATCGAACAACTCAAAGGCGCGGTGGAAACGGCAGCGATTTCGATCGGTAACGCGCTTTTACCTATAATAAGCGTTGTTGTTGCCGGGCTTCAAAAACTCGTCGACTGGTTCAATAACTTATCACCGGAAATGCAAACGGTGATTGCGATTACTGCGGCAGTAGCAGCCGGTCTAATGTTGATTGCTGGTCCGTTGCTTATCATAATCGGTTTTCTTCCGAACATTATTGCGGGATTTGGCGCTATCGCAGGCGCATTAGGCATTACGACAGGCGCACTCGCAGGATTTCTCGGAATTGCGACAGGGGTTGTCGCAGGAATCACGGTACTTGGCGCTACTTTATACGCGTACCGAAAGCAAATAAAGGATTTCGGAAAATCCGTTGTTTCAGCGTTAAGTGAAGTTAAGTCGGTTATGCAAGACGTTTTCGGCTGGATAGGCGCGGTTGTGGGGCCTATTATCGACGACGCGATTGTTCGTTTTAAACAACTAGGAAGCACCGTTTTATCAGCTTTACACGGCGATTTTAATTCTTTATTAGAAATAGCTAAACTCGTAATTCCAACTATCATCGGAATCCTTGTCGGCGGTATACCTGGACTTATCATTTCTGCATCAAAGTTTTTACCAGCTATTGCGCAAGGTATTTCGAGTAACTCGGACAAAATTTACAACGCAATCACAGCGGTTTTTGACGGTATTACCGATTTCTTGAATAACGAGTTTCCAAGATTCGTAAACACCGGGGTTCAACTTTTAACATCGCTGATAAATGGGATTACCCAAGCTATACCAGCGATCGTTCCTGTTGTTTTCGAGGTGATAAATACATTTGTGTTAGCGGTTGTAAACGCGCTACCGGTTCTCATCGAAGCCGGTATGCAGATTATCACGTCTATCCTTACCGGAATTGCTCAAGCGTTGCCTGTGCTAACGCAAACAGCGGTGACGGTCGTAACCACTTTGTTAAATACGATTACCCAAAATTTGCCGTTAATCATAGCAACCGGGGTAGACGTGCTTTTATCTATAATCGACGGGATTGTTCAAACTCTCCCGAGTCTTACTAACGTAGCTATCACTGTTGTAATAACCATCGTCGGAGTTGTGTTACAGAACATCACGTTAATTATTGGCGCTGGAATAAAAATACTAATGGCTATTATCGAAGGTATTATCCAAGTTCTTCCGGCGCTTATTAATGCGGCTGTTCTTCTCGTCACTTCTATCGTCGGCGCGCTCATTAAGAACTTGCCGTTAATCATTGACGCTGGCATAAAAATATTACTTGCGGTTGTCGACGGAATCATTCGAATGCTTCCGCAACTCATTAACGCTGCAGTCATGCTTATTACGAAGATTGCGGAAACGGTTAGTCGAAATCTACCGAAAATCATCGACGCCGGCATAAAAATTCTCAACGCTTTAATTCGCGGGATTAATCAAGTTCTCCCGCTATTAATAAACGCGGCGCTCAAGTTAATTTTAACGATTGCGAGAGAGATTATCGCTAACCTGCCGAGGATCATCGATGCAGGCGTACGTATTTTGAACGCATTGATTAAAGGAATAATATCGATGGTCGGAACGTTAGTTTCATCGGTGAAAGAAAAAATCGCCGACAAAATCAAAAGCACCATCGAATCCATCGATTTATTCGAGGTCGGTAAAAACATTATACGAGGATTAATTAGCGGGATAGGGTCGATGTTTGGCTCGTTAAAGAAAAAAGTCGAAGAACTAGCGTCAAAAATTCCGGCATGGGCGAAAAAATTGCTCGGCATTCACTCGCCGTCACGCGTAATGATGGAACTCGGTCAGTTTACCGGCGAGGGATTCGCGATCGGACTCAACAAAACCTTGCGTGACATCAACGTTACAGCCGACCGACTTGCATACGCGGCTGTACCAAACGTTGAGCCTTCCGATTACCAAGCGGGTGGCTCAACAACGATTCAACAACCGATCAATATTACGCTCAACTACAACGGCAGTGGCTCGCCAGCTGACGCATATCAAATCATCGACATTCTTGAACGCGAGTTAGGTAACCGATTGAGCAGCCGATTACGATTTAGCGGGGTGAGAGTATGAACGTTATTATTACGCGACTGAACGGCGCAACCTATTCACTCGCCGATTACGGAATTAAAACGCTTGAATTCGTCGTCGACGCGCCAACCCCGCGCACAGTTACCGAAGAAATCGAAGGACGCGACGGACTAGTCGAACTCGACACGACTTATGACGCTCGAAAAATTCGGGCGTCTTTTTATTTCCGGTCCTTCGACGGTCCCGACTTTCCGTTGTTGCGCAACGAAATTTTCCGCATGTTTGCGAGTCGTGAGTCGTTTTACGTGATCGACGATCGTGAGCCTGGTAAGCGGTGGCGCGTAAAGGCGGACGGGTTTAGCGTTGAGCAATTAATGGCGAACAAAGGGCGATTTGACGTCGAGTTTACTGCGTTATCGCCGTTCGCTGAATCCATCGGAACGACCCTTGACCCGCTGACGTTCGATTCAGAATTGTGGCAGATCGGGCAAGGGCTAGCAGGGGAAGACGACATGATTTATACGCATAGTACACCAAGTTTCAAAATTTATAACGCGGGGGACGTCACGATTGACCCGCGTGTATTGCCATTAACAATCACATTCACCGGCGCGTCAACGAATCTAACGATTACGAACACGACAACCGGCGATACATGGCAATATACAGGAACCACACAAGCGGGCGATACGATTACGCTTGACGGTGTGCGGTCATTAAAAAACGGCTTGAGTATCTTCGGGCAAACCAACCGGAAATTGATTACATTAGCGCCCGGTTGGAACAGCTTTGTGATTAATGGGCAAAGCGGCCAATTTTCCATCTCGTTTGATTTCCGCTTTTACTATGTGTAAGGAGGCGATTGTATGCCTAAATATCGCACATTAGGAACGAACCTTGGCCGACAATTCCGCAACGATATAAACGCTAATTTTGCTGATATTGAACGCGACATTACGAACTTAGATTCGCGTGTTGACAACATCGTAGCAGACGCAGGAAGTTCAAATACGGAAATTGTAGATGCACGATATGATTCGGTCAATGACGTGACGTATACGGTGTTAAAAGATCGGTTAGACGATCAATCAAATAAAATTGGAATTTTAACGCAAATTACGGATATGTTAAGTCCATACTACGCACGAAAAAATCGTCAATATTTAGGAGAAGTAAGCCGTAAACTTCGCTACGGTGAAAATGTTACAATCACCTTTTACGGCGATAGTAACAGTATGCGAAGTAATTCAAGATACCAAGTAAAAATGCTGGAAGCATTAAATGGGGTATACGGAGGTAAGATAAGCCGAATCGACCGTGCTTACGCAGGCGATAGCGCGAAAGCAGGATACGAACGCTGGACGACTACACACAATGGAGATATATCTATTATTTGTTACGGAACGAACGATAGTAGTACACAGTATGGATACCCGGAAGCAACAAAGGTACGTGATTATATTTATTGGTTAGAAAAACTCATAATAAGAGAGTTAGAATGGGGTAAAGCTGTTATACTGGTATCGCCTATTCCAACACGAAACGATAAGCGTTGGGAAACTAAAACCAAAACTATGGTAACAGACCCGTATCCAACAATATTCAGAGCTGACAGCTATGTCTTTGGTAACCTATGTAAATGGATTGCTGAAAAATATTCAGCTCCATTTATTGACAGTAGGGAAATACTCTCGTCATATGAGGACGAAATTTTCGCTAACGCTAATGGAAATAGCCTTGGTACAGCTACTTCTCCTTTCGGCGATCCTGTACACTTAACGGATGAAGGATTAGAAATTTGGGGCAAACGAGTGGCTGGTATTTTTATTGGCGACAGTCTATTGCGTCCTCAAAAAGCAACAGCAAATACTGCTTTTGCTACACGTAAGGGGGAAGACCCTTTTACCACAAACGCTCCGCCAGAAAGAATACGCTATTACACTCCATATGCATGGGGTGTTGGGGATAATATAGCTGGTAAACGAGCATTAGAGTTGTTTGCAAACGAGGAAATTACTTATGCATTTTACGTCGATACAGAGGATTTAATTGTGTATCCAAACATTTTTGTATTTGCCAATTCTATAGCTGAAATTAAACTTGACTATGGAATACGTCAACCTTTAGGAACCCTTGATGAAGAACAGAAAAACGGTGCAAATTATGGATACCAAGGGGCTTCCACTTTTACAATAGATACAACCAGCACAAGAAAAACCTTTAATATTACTAAAGGTCAAGACCCTATAACTAAAGACAGTAACGCCGACTATGTTAGTAAAGGTATTAAAATTTCTAGTAAAGGTTGGCACACGATTAATATTAAATGTTTAACAGGTTATGTATCCGTAAGCGGTATCCGTTTTAGAAATGACACGGTAGAAAGAATAGCAAACCTTGAATTAGCCAACAATAACAACGCTCAACTAACCATCAAAGACCTTAATAATGTAGACCTTAATACAATAACAACTCCTGGTATTTACTATACATTTGGAACCTGTACGAATAAGCCGCCAGGAGTAACTAAAAACGGACTTCTTAAACACTATGAAAAAACCAGCGATCATTCCATAGCAATGCAGGAATTTTATCCTTACAACGATACAACATATGCATGGTTCCGTCTTAAAATAACAGGCGTATGGCAGAACTGGGTGCAGATTAAGTAATTAATTATTGAAATATTTGGTAAAGATATTATGATTAAATTATAGAAATGGAGGCGATGTTATGAAAAAGTATAATAAAACGTTGGTAATCATAATATCTTTACTGTTAATTTTTGCTATATTTAATGTTGATAGAATAATCAATAAGTCACAACAAATTATGAGTTTGATTAAAATTGAAATCATGGCATCGCAAGTAGATAAAATTCATTCGAATTGGGAAGGAAAAACTTGGAACGCTGTTGGGGACAGTATCACAGAAAACGGTATGTATACTAAATTAGTAAGCGCTTATTTAGGGTTAAAAACCAATAATTTCGGTTTAGCGAGTAGTACAATCGCAGTAAATAATAGTTACTTAAAAAATATGAGTATTTATGAAAGAGTTTTAGACTACCCCGACGCAGATTTATGGACTATTTTTGGAGGGGTTAACGATTGGTTATACAAAACACCTGTAGGAACAATTAATGACACGGATCCTAGTACGTTCTACGGAGCATTAAAAGCCATATGTGAAGAAATATTGAACAGACCAAACCACCCTAAACTAATATTATTTACTCCTTTACAAAGTAATAGGAACGGGGAAAATGAAGAAGGGGTATCTATGCAAGAGTATAGACAAGCGATAATTGATGTTGGAAATTTGTATAATGTCCCTGTTTTGGATTTATATAACGTAGGAGGTATAAATCCTGACAATTTAGATACTTACACAAGGGATGGTATACACCCGAATGTAGAAGGAACTACTCTATATGTTCCTGCGATTGTAGAAATAATACAAAGTTTAGAATAATGTAGATGAGGACGTTAAATACGCAATAAGATTATGATAAATCTCTTGAATATAAACGAATAAAATGACGCTTTTATCCAAAGGATAGGGGTTATTTTATATCCTCTATCCTTTTTCTATTCCCATGAAAGGGGTGAACCCATGCTCGTCGTTACGGATTTACAAGGGCAAAGCGAATTTCTAACCGATTACAAAGAGCTTAGCCGCAAACAGAGAGTGAATGGAGAGCGTTCGCTCTCTTTTCTTTTGCTGAAAACCGAACGGAACGCCCATGCCTTTGACTTGGTACAAGAAGAATCCATTATTGAATATGACAGTCATAAATACCGCATTAAACAACTTGAAGAAAGGGCAATCGGAAATACACCTGTTAAACAAGTGCGAGCCGATCATGTTTTCTTTGACATTATTGACGTGTATCAATACGGAACAATTAACGGCACAAAAACCATTAGTGAAGCCTTGTCGTTTGCGCTGAACGGAACAGGATGGACGTTCGTTGTCGTCGGGTCATTCAGCACGGTACAATTTGAGAATTTTGGTGACGACAATGCCGCCGCTTTGTTCCAAAAAATCTTGGAATCGTATGGAGCCGAGTTTGATATAGTCGGAAACGAAGTCCGTATTTACAATCAGATTGGCGCCAACACTGACTTTCAGTTCCGTTATCGCCACAACATCAAAACGCTTGAAAAGATCGTAAAAACAGACAACCTGTCCACATACATCAAGGGATACGGCAAACGGAACGACGACGGAACCTATACGGCAACAGCTGAATACACAAGCCCGATGGCTTCCGTTTTCGGGATTCGGCACGCTAAACCGGTATATGATGAACGTTTCACGAATTCCAATTCGTTATTGGAATACATCAAAACACAAATTCAAGACACGCCGGAGATCTCGATTACAATCGACTTTGTAGACTTAGCAAAAGCGGGTTATCCTTTGCCACGTCCGCGACTCGGCGATACCGTTTATCTCATCTATGAGCCGCTAGGAATTGACATCACAACCCGTATCATGGAGATTACCGATTACCCGGAATCGAACAAATCACCGGAAGTGACACTTGCGAATTTCAAAGAGAGTTTTGCTGATGTATCCATAAGATACACAAAGTCACAAATCGAAAAAATTTACAACGAGCAAACCGGAAGAATTCGCTACACCGCACTGGACGAAGCGGTCAAACAAGCAACGGAAGCTTTGCAAAGCGCCCAAACGGAATTAAAGTTTGATAATGGAATCATCGCGATAGACAAAAACGATGCGAATAACATCGTCTTGTTCAACTCCGCCGGAATCGGCATCTCTGACGACGGCGGACAGACATTTAAAACAGCAATGACCGGGCGAGGGATTGTGGCGGATATCATTACAAGCGGTGCGCTTAATACGAACAACGTTGTGGTCGGAAACAACAAAATCCGCATGGATAACAACGGCATATATGTTTATAAAAATAACATCATGGGTGCGTCCCTCGTCGAAGGAAACTTGACATTTTTTGACCAAACAAACGGCCAAAAAATCGGGATGTTTGCCGCCACCGTGTGGTCAGACGGCGTGACAAAAGGTATCTCGATGAACATGGAGCACGACCGGTATATCTCGTTCGGTCACTACCTCAACCCCACAGTGGGCTACACACCTATGCTTGTTCTTAATCCGGGTACGGCGATGGATGGAGTGCCACAGGGAATCGTTGCAAACCTTCCTCTCCGCGCTAATGCTGACATGTGGTTAGGAACGAACGCTTTGCGCTTCGGTTTAAATAACACACATAACCATAGCGCATTGTGGCACGACGCGAACAACAACCTAGCGATCGCAAGCTATACCGGCATTCGGCTCGCCTATTTGACATCTGGCGGCGTTGCAAATGACCGTTTGACGGTAGATGACAACAGCGTGGATGTATGGCGAGACCTAGACCTACACGGCTGGAAGCTGTTACGGGTTGCCGAGGCCGACTTCATGGGTGTGGGACGCATTGCATACGACAGTTCAGCTACTCATATACAACACGACACAGAGATTCGCGCCACGATGTATAAATCGTCAACCTATGTGCCAGTCCGTGCAGCGTCTTTCCCAACCGGTTCACTTGCTGAATACAAACAAGACATCCACGTATGGGAAGAATCGGCGCTTGAGAAAATTCGCAACACAACTATCTATGAATACAAGCTCAAGTCTGAAGTGGAGCAAGGTAAAGATCGCTGGCGACAAGGCTTAGTGATCGGGGACGGATACAATACGCCGCAGGGTGTTATCGATGGCGATGGCGTTGAACAATATTTGATGAATGCATGGAGCTGGAAGGCGATTCAAGAATTGGCGGATGAGGTTGACCGACTGAAACAAGTCGCGGCGCTAGTAGCGCAGTATCAGCAAGAATTAGAAAAAGTTAAACAAGAGTTAGAGGAATTAAAACAAGAAAAGAAGGATGATAGCAATGAAAATTAAAATCGTTGAACATGGCGGCGAGGAACATATCACGGAAGCCGAGAAAATTCAAGAAGCCAAACAATTACGAGAAGCCGAATAAGGCTTCTTTTTATTTTGTTCAGAAAGGAGCATAAAAATGAAACAATCAACTGATACCCTTTGGGCAGCTATTACAGGCGGTGCATCCATCACATTAGCATAT